AATGAAAATAATGAAAATAATGAAAATAATGAAAATAATGAAAATAATGAAAATAATGAAAATAATGAAAATAATGAAAATAATGAAAATAATGAAAATTTTTTTTACAAAATAGAATATGCCAATAATAATGAAGAAATAGAAGGAAAAAATGTGGTTTTTTCAAATCCAATATACAAAAATAATATAAACAATATAAATACATACCAATATGATAATATTTACAAAAAAAAATTTAGAAAATTAGTAAATTATTTAAAGAAAATAGATATAAATAATATTACATATTTAAGTATAATAACTATTTCAGAAGATTTATACGAGAATTGTTATTCTGCAAATATGTTGTTAGATTATATATTATTAGATAAAAATAATAAAAATAATATAGATATATTAAATAATTATGAATTTGTAATATTATTTAACAAATATAAAAAAAATATTAAACATGAGAAATTTTTAATTTTTTTTAATTTAAATTATATTTTTTTTCGTTATAAACTGTGTTTAAATAATCTTGAATATATTTAAGAATTATGGATGATTATAATTTGATGTCATTAATAGAATCGAAAAATGAATGGTCGGCTAGATTGTTAAATATTTTAACACCATGCGTAATTGACGGAATAACGTCAATTTTCAACGAATCTATAAAATTATGTGAAACCACAAATGAAAAAAATAAATATTTGATGACTTTTCAAAATCTATTAAATAATATACCAAAATGGAGTAGTAACATAGTTAATGAGGAAAAAAATAGAATAATTGAAACATCATATTGTGATTATTTAGAAGATTTAATTACATGTATACACATTGTTCAATTAAAAGCATTATCTACCGCTAGAGTAGGATTAAAACAAAAAAAAATAAATATAGATATACCAAATATAAACACGTTTATACATAAACTATATACAAATGTTGCTAGAAAATTATATGTAAATATATATTTATTTGAGAAAGATATTTCACCTTTAAATATACAAAAACATAATAGAGAATTAGAAATATTAATAAAAGAAAATATATTAAATACAATAAGAGAAAGTGTTCCTATTGATACTATACTAAAGGCTTATTTAGACGAAACGCAAGAAACTGATATAGAAGTTGAAGAAAAAATTGAAAATATAGAAAAAGAGATAAAAAAAGATGACCTTATAGATAATGAAATCGAATTAAATAAAATAAAAAGTGAAATAAAGAAAGAAATAAAACAAGAAATAGACGAAAAATCAAATATTAAAGATGTTTTAAAGAATATAAACAAAAATTTAAACGAAGGTTTAATAGATGAAACAAAAAATGATTTACATGAAATAAACATGGATAATTTTAATGATGAAAATGAAACATACAAAAAAAATGCGATTGATTTTGAAGAATTAGATCTAGACGCTATTTTATTGGATAAAAAAGAAGATACATTCACTAAATTAAAAAATAATAAAGATAATTATCGGGATATCAATGGTGGTATAAATATAGATAATGATATAATAAGTATGAATACTGATATAAAAAAGAGTAATGACTCTAAAATAAAATCATCTTCTGATTTAGGTTTACATTTAGATTCAGATTCAGATTTATATTTAGATATAGAAGAATTATATTAATTCGTAAAAAAATAATATTAACTTTAATAATATATGTTATAAAATGAACAAGTTATTATCCAGCGGTCTAATCAGTATTATATATTTAATTATCAAATTTCTAGAAATGAGATTTGTGTCAAAAGAAAATAAACCATTAAAAAATCAAGTTTTAGATTCGTTAATTGTTTTTATAGCATCAATAATAACATTATTTTTATTTGAACAATTTGATATAACAACCATACTGAATAAAATAAACACGACACCAGTAATCATGACAAATATACCTAATTTTTAGGTGCACGTAAAAAATTAATTTAATTATATTATTTACAAAAAATAATATAATTATTTTTACACCTTTGGACATTTAAAATACCGATTAAACCTTACATTATTTGTTAGAACCGGTCTATATATTTATGCCTAAACTATTTACTAAATATATTTGTTTTTTATCTATTAAATTTGTAACTTTACACCATTCAATCCATTCACGTTCATTATGTTTTTCAATTTGTTTTACATACAAAAAAGACATATCTATTAATCATGTAATACTATCATTCATTTTATAATTTACTGGCTTCATATTTAAAAATGTATAGTTGATTCCGTTATTTTTAACAATAATAATTTTGTAATTTTCAAAATTTAAAGCTTGTATTACATTTTTTAATTCCTTTAATATATTGGTCTTTTCTTATAGAACAATTATTGAATATTGATGTAGTTATAATCAAATATATGATATATTTGATTATTCGGTGTTTAACATATAAAATGTGAAAACGATTTATGATCGGTCTTTTAAATGTCCAAATGTATAAAATTATTTAATAAATACAGGTAAATTATCAATATTTAAAATAGAATCCGGTTTATTTATATTTTTTTTTGCTATATTATATTTATTAAATATTACATTTTTTATTACTTTAGATGGTATATGTTTAGTTACAGTTCTTGCAATCATTTTATATAATTTAAAATCGGGATATCTTTCATCGCCATTATTTTTGTACAAAATATTTCTGTTTTTATCGTCAAATATCCAACTTATAATTAATTTTTTAATAGGTGATTTTAATTTAACAATATCATCTAAATCATCTACTAAATAGTCAAATATACTGCATGATAATCTGCAAAGATCAAAACTAAAATTTGGATTAACAATTGGTTTATTTTTATCGTAAAAAGGTTGACAATTATATTGAGTATGTGCGTCCCCATTCAAGTCATAACTATCACTAATTATGAATTTGTTATTAACAGTATAAGCAGCTCTACCAAAATCTATAATTTTGAATATTTTACCGTATGTAGGAACTTTATAATGTACATTATCATATTTGTAATAAAGATATTTTTTATTAGTATTAATATAAACAACATTATTAGTATGTAAATCGTTATGAGTAAACCCGAAACATTTTTGATATATAATTAATGTGAATAATATTTGTAAAATTATAGATTCCCATACTTTGTCGTTAATTTTGTTGTTCATTATAAAATCATCAAGTGTACAATCACAACATTCTAAACATATTATTTGAACAGGAAATTTGTTTATTGAAACTAATATTTCACTATCATTATTAGATCCTGATTCTGATTCTGATTCTGATTCTGATTCTGATTCTGTTCCCGATTCGTAATCTGAATCATTATTTGAACAATCACTTTTTGACGTATTAGATGTTCTAGATGAACAGTAAGAGCCTGATTCATAATTTGAACCAGAGTCATGTTTTAAAACAGATTTGTTTTTAACTTTAGAATTATTACTATTTTTTGATTTATAATTGTTAGATAACTCGGGTAATATATTATTTGTAACATCTAATATTTCTATATTTTTATCATAATCAGTAATCATAGCTGAATACATATCGTTATTATTTAAATCAATAATCGATTCATTTAAATCCAAATACGATTCATTATCATTATTATTGTTGTTGTATATATCTATTAATTTTTTTTTGTATTTTGTTTTGTTTAAAAATTTATTAAGTTTCTCGTTATTTATAATTTTGAAAATATTATTATTGTTTTTATTAAATATATCAGACTCTAATAAATATTCAATATCATCTTCAATATCAACAACAAAATCATGTTTTATTCCTAAAAAAGAACCATAAAAATTAATACCATTATAAAAGTTATAATCATTTAGTAATTGACTAGATAAATAAGAGAAAAACGAATCAACATACGCAGAATTGTATATCATTTTAAATTTAGGATGAATATTATTGTTATTTTCAAAATTAGGTAAATCAAAAATATTATAAGAATTATCATATTTTCCTAACATATATTTACATGGATCTAATAATGGGCTATATTTTATAAACGTTTTAGATTGTATATTATTACTAGATATATCTTCTAAAATACAATCAAATATTTTATCATTATGTTTGTGAGTTAATTTATTAATAGAAAATTTATGTTTTAAATTAATATTATTGTAATTTTTATTATTTAAAACAAAAAAATTATTATATAATGGTATGAAATTTTGTATCTTTTCGATTTTTACATAATTATTATCATGATATTTAGTAAATTGATTAAATAAATCAGAATTATTGTTTTTTTTGTAATATATATCCATATTTATTCTAAAAATAAATATTTTTTTGTTTTTAAACTAACTTAATTTTAATTTAGATTTTGATATTATTTTTTTATGCGATAAAAACTTTTAATTAACTTATAGATACATATTAATAGTTATTATGACATTAGAATTAAAAAAATTTGATATGAAAAATATTAGTTTTTTACCTAATGAAAATAAAGGACCAGTTGTTGTATTAATAGGTCGACGCGATACAGGCAAATCATTTTTAGTAAGAGATTTATTATATTATCATCAGAATATTCCTCTTGGAACTGTTATTAGTGGAACAGAAGCCGGTAATGGGTTTTACAGCGAACATGTTCCTAAATTATTTATACATAACGAATATAAATCAGATATAATAGATAATATATTGAAAAGACAAAAAACGGTTCTTAGAGAAATAAGAAAACAAACTGAAGTTTATAAAAAAAGTAATATTGATCCACGAGCATTTGTTATATTAGATGATTGTTTGTACGATGCTACATGGACTAGGGATAAATTAATGAGACTGTTATTTATGAATGGTCGTCATTGGAAAATCATGTTAGTAATCACAATGCAATATCCTCTTGGTATTCCACCACAGTTAAGAACAAACATCGATTATGTTTTTATATTAAGAGAACCTTATATTGCAAATAGAAAAAGAATATATGAAAATTATGCTGGTATGTTTCCAACTTTTGAATCGTTTTGCCAGGTAATGGATCAGTGCACTGAAAATTTCGAATGTTTAGTAATAAATAATAATGCAAAGTCCAATAAATTATACGATCAAATTTTTTGGTATAAGGCTGATCATCATAAAACTTTTAAATTAGGTTCAAAAGAATTTTGGGAAATTTCAAAAGACTTAAATTCAGATGACGATGATGAAGTATACGATCCTAATATTATTAACAAAAAAAGAGGACCGAAAATAAATGTAAGAAAAACTAAATGGTGATTTACTAAAAACGAAAACATATCAATTCTTCATATACCAGTTATATAAAGTACATGTGAAAAATAAAATAATTACAAGGGTTATAAAATCAACATTTTAATCAGCATTTTAATC